GTCTTCTACAGTACCACCAGTATCTTTCATAAAGTCTACTAATTTTTCTATATTTTCTGGTAATTCTATTTGTGGATTTTCTTTTACTTCTTCTTTAATTTCTTTAACAACTTCTTTAGTATCCTCAACAATCTCTTTAGTTTCATCTACTTTTATTTCTTCAATGACTGGAGATTCTTCAGTTTTTGTTTCTTCAATTATAGGTTGTTTAACTTCAATTTCCTCAACCTCAGCTTTTTCAACTACAGGTGTTTCAATTTTAGGCTCTTCTTTTTTAGCCATATTTATTTTAGTTACTTTTTTTTGAATAACTAATTTTTTAGGTTTCTTTTTTATTTTAAATTCGCCTTGTTCTAGGGTTCCGTCAGGAGCCTCTACTACTTTTTCTTTTGACATAATATAATATAATAGTTAATATAAATTATCTAGGCATGAATTGATCTAAACCAATACCACCTAAATTATCGTTACCTTTAGATTCAAAGTTTATAGGTAAACCATCTTCTTTTCTTTGGGTTATCATTTTACTCTGTTGAGTTCCTTGGATTTTAAGTCTTTTATCTTTTCGATTTTCTATTTCTTGTTCTTTACCTGTTACAACTCTTGATTGTTCTTTTGCTAATTGCATATTATAATCAAACTCTTGTTGCATTAATTGTTTTTTAATTTCAGCTTCGGTTTGTAGTCTTTGTATTTCAAATTGAGACTTAGCTTGTTCTAATTGAACTTTACTATTGACCATACCTTCTTGCTTTTGTAACTCAGCTAAAGCAGATTTTTCATTATTTTCAGCTTGAGCTTGTGATTGTGCTTGTATTTGCTGAATTTTCATTTTCTGATCTTTAGCTTCTTTTTCTATTCTACGCTTTTTAAGCATAGTGTTAGCTAATTTAAGATTATTTACAGACCTTATATCTATAGCGTCTTCAAGATTTATAGACTGTGTTTTTAAAGCAACTTGTATATTTTGTTCCAGCTGTGCTTTCTCTTCTTCATCTGGTTCTAATTCTATAAATATTCCAAAGTCATGAATATTCACTTTTGAAAGCTCGTCTAAAGTATGTGTATTAAAGTTAGATATACTATTTATTAATGACATTCTAGTTAACGGAAACATTAAAGAATCTGCAACCCTTAATGATATGTTTTCACAAGTTCTAAGAGTTAAATACAAACTGGCTTGTAGTATATGTCTAGTAGCTGTATTAGAATTAGCAGCGGCTAGTTTTTGTAAACCAACTAGAGCATTACTATCTGGATTACTACCATCTCTAGCTTCATTTAATCCAGTAACATCTCTAATCATTTGCAAATAATACTGATAAGTATTTATTAAAGACGATATTTTAGCACCACCCGACGAAGACTGTAACTCTTGTACAGGTATTTTACCTCTGTTTATTTCACCATCTTGTGTTAAAGATCTACCTATAACACTACCAGTTTGAAAGTACATGTTTAAAGCTTCAGCTGGATTATAATTAGTTCCATTACCTAAGTCAACTTCTGCTAAACCATCCATATCTAAATAAACTCCATCAGGAACCATTCTTGACATTACTTGCTGTAGTTTCAAATGGGTCAACTGTATCATATCAGCAAAACCAGTTACTCTACTAACTAAACTTTCTATTCTACCTTGATACATTCTTGGTGCAGTGATAGTATAACTCAAATTAACTTTGCTAGTATCTGCATATGGTCTAGTCATGTTCTCAGCCATTCGCCAGTCTAACATCTCTTCCATACCTAATACTTTAGCTCCTGAATAAAGCGTTTCAATAGACCTTGAAGCTTTTTTAAAGTTATCTGTCTCTTCTACTTGCAAGAAAGTATCTTCTTTTTCTATAGTCTTTTCTAACCCAGTAGCTGTTTGTTTTATTTTAAACACTTGATCAATATAACTTTTCCATTCAAAATAAAGAACTTGCACAGTATTTTGATCATATCTTCCATTGAAGTTAGATGAGTAAGCGGTGTTACCAGTATAGTTTTGAAGTTTTTTAACTTGATCAGGCGTTAAGCTTGGGAATTGTTTTTTTAATTCTACTAAAGGCACATTTTTAACTTCACCTATATAATAAACATCTTCAAAGTTAGGATCATTAGTATAAGAATAAACTATATTAGCTGGATCAACATAATCAACAACAACACCTTCAGCTGGATTCCAAGATGTTTTTACGCAAGATATACCTAAAACAGTTAAATCATAATTTAATCTTTTTCTTATTAAATGATATTTATTTTTATCTAACACTTGACTTATAACCTCTTCTTCAGCAACTTCTATAGCTTGCTTATAATTCATTTGCATGTGTGTTGGTAAGTCATCTAAAGTTTCTGGAGTATTTCTATCTCTAGACTCTGTCATGTCTATACCAAACTCTTCCATTACAACAGCATTAAAATCTCTATTCTCTATATCCATTATAATACGCTGAGCATATTTTGTTCTTTTCTTTAATGAAGTAGGATCTTGAGCCATTGCTTTAACCTCGTAAGATCTTTGTGACATACCATTAACTACAATATCTACAAACTTAGGTATGATTGGAACTGGCTTCCAGTCTAAATTAAGATAAGATAAATCACCATTAATAGCTAATTCATCTTTATATTTTTGTACTGGTTGCTCGGCTCTAGCGTAAAGTCTTAAATTATGGAAATTATTAGAGTTAGTCATATATCTATAACCAGCTCCTTGTGAATTTCTAAACCATTCACCTTCAATAGCTCGTGCAACTTTTAAACCATATCCGTATGTAGCTTTTTCTGCTGCAGGTACTACCTGGTCTGGAAAAGTACTATATGTATTTGTTGCTTGCATATATATTAATTAATTTTTGATATTGTACCGGTATTGTCATAAGTCTTTATACCAAGATTTATTTTATTAATACTAGTTTGAGGAACTGGCCTATATAAGTTTTTATTACAAGCCATTATAGCTAGTCCAGAACTTATAGTCGCATCATGTTTAGTTCTGTTGTTTATATTAAAAACCGCCCAGTCTTCTAATGTTTTTTGGTGATACATATCACCGTAGTTATTTTCTTTAACACCTACAAAATTTTCTATATAACTTTCAATAGCAGCAGCATGTGCTTGTTTAATGTCTTCACTTGAATTAGGTATTCCACCTATTTCTCTTTCTGTTACAGATAATTTATTAATAAGTTTATCGGGTCTGTTCATACTAAAACCTCTGTAACCTCTTCTCTTTAAATAATAAAGTAATCTTGGTTTGTTATTTTCACAAAGTAATGGCATACCATAAAAAACTAAAGCCATTAAAACATCTTCAAAGAATATTTCCGCTGTCTGTGGTCTTGATATATATTCTAAAAAGAAATGATTAGACGGCGCATCTTCCATTGAAAACTTAGTCAAGCCATGTAATGAACCATTAGATCCTTTACCATCAACCGTTCCTGATATATCATAACTATCACAGCCAAAAGATCCAATATGCTCGTTTAAAGGATATTTAATGCCATTTCTTATTATCACTCGGTTTTGTAAATTTTTAGGCGGAATCCAACTAACTTTAAACCTACCGTTATTATTAGGATAAAACATTACAGCAGTATCTTTTATTCCATCAACCCAGTTGAAACTACCTTGCGTGATATTTAATTTGTTATTTATTGAGTCATTATAATCAACTTGCTCGTATATTTTTACAAGATTAAACAAACTTTGTTTTGTCTCATCTCTAAAAGCATGAGCTTCTGTTCTTGGAAATTGTCTATAATATTCATTTAAACTGTCTTGATCAGACTTCAAGCCTTCAACTTCGTTTTGCCAATGTTCAATAACTCCTGTTTCAATTTCAAAACCGTCAATTCCTTTGACGTTATTTTTTTCTCTAATGAAGACAGGTGATCCGTAAGAATCCATGAATCCTTCGTAGTTCCATTCCATAGGAACGAACAAAGAATAGAGCCCAGAAGAAGTTTGTCCGTTTTTATTTCTGTTTTTAACGTCTGAATTGTAGTATAATTTTTTGAAATTATTTCCACCTTTATCTAACGCGTTTGAAGTTGAGCCCATCATACACTTGCCTACGATTCTTGATCCTAGCCTTAGTGTTGTTTTTGTAACTCGCCAGTTGTTTAATATGTTGTCCGGTCTTTCCCATTTTCCGCTTTCGTCGTGTGCTAATAATTTTAATTTCTCACCATCGTAAGAGTTGTCACC